TAAACCCAGAACATGTCATAAAAATATTTGGAGTACCAAATGGAAATAGGGACTCATATTTATATAAATGTTCCATAGATGATGATTATGCACAATATAAAATAGAAAAATGGAATGATCCAACTTGGTCTGAGAAGATGAAGCAAAGGCTTTTAAAGCTTTACGGTGGTGATAATTCACAAGGTTGGAAGAATCAAGTATGTGCAGAATGGGGTGGTTTAACTCATATGACTTTCCCAGAAAGACATTGGCGACCATGTATGATTGAGATTCCAAATTATGAACAGCTAATACTTGAAGGTAAGAAAAATAAGCCCGGAGCAGTGAAGTTCGAGGATTTAAAACTCCCTGCAGTTCCGCTTGATGCGAAGATAGGGATATCAGCCGACATAGGTTATGATCCAGATCCGACCGTTATAGGCGTATGGCTAGAAAAAGACGGTATATCTAAATTATTTTTTAAAATGTTGGTTAGAAGAATATCATTCACTAATCAAGCGAAGTTACTACATATGTTGGGTAAACACTTTCACGCAAGTTTTGTATCAGTTGATGCAGGTGGAGCTGGAAGGAGTGTTATTCTAGATTTATTTGATGATAATATTTGTGAAGAGAAAACATATAGACCAGTTGAAGTAAATTTCGCAAGCAGAGTTAAGACATCTGAGAATGAAGAAGGGCATGCAATAACCGAAAAGGTGAAATTCTTCTCAACTCTACAGATGCAATTAGGATTTGAAGACAAGAAATTGTTATTACCAAAAGACGACGTAGCTATAGAAAGAGAGGTGCATGAAAGTACCCAAATGAGAGCAAATGATGGTACATATGTATATAATGAACACCCAGATCACAATCTAGCAATGATACGAACATATGTCATAGCACCTTTTATAATGGATGCATCAAGGGTAGTAAAGGCAAGTACAATGAGACCGGCATTTGGACTGGTCAATATGTAATGGGAAAGGAGGATAAATGGCAAGAAAAAAACTTACAACAACAACGAAAAAATCAGCAGCCGCACTGTCACAAGCGAAAGTAAGGGCATTGGTTAAGTCAACACTAGCAAGTGAAAAGAACAAAAGCTACGCTGGAACAATTGGCACATTGGATTTAGGTGGAAATGCAGATAAAATGAGAAAAGTCTCAACTTCTGACCTTAATCAAAAATATTACGAACAGTCTGAACCATTAAGAAAAGCAATAGACACAGCAGCAAAGGGTGTAGTAGTTGGTGGATATCATCTTAATCCTTGGAAAGGTGAAAAAATGAATGATAGACATGCTATCATTATTCACAGATTCTTGGATGAACCAAACGACGAAGATGAATGGTCAGATATGTTAAGGGATATTTCGCTGGATATGCTTACTTATGGTGATGCATACCAAGAAATAACCGTAGATGTTCCAAAGTATATGCGCTTCAAGAGACAGCTTAATGATAGTCGTGTTGATCCATATAATGTAGATCTTCCATATAAATTGTATAGGTTAAACCCTAAAACAATGAAGATTGAAACTGATAGTCACGGTAAAGTAACAAAATATGTACAGCAAAATGGAACGGAAAAAATAAAGTTTAATCCAGAGCAAGTTATCCATTATAAGTTTTCTTCACCTTTAGATGACACATACGGACTTGCACCGGGAGCAACATTAAAGAATCTTATAGCATCGTACATATACGCAACAGTATATAATGCTGATTTCTTTGAAAATAATGCCACACCAAGACTTCACATTGATTTAGGGACTGGTGCTAAGCAAGAAGACATTAATGCTTTCATAACACTTGCAGAGAAGAATTTAAAAGGACAGCCACATAAGAATTTAGTAACTGGTGGTGGTGTAGTTGTAAAACCAATATCATTAAGAAATGATGAAGAGTTTCAGGAATACAGAAAAGGTATTATGCTTGAAATTCTATCACAAGTAGGAGTACCGCCATTTGTAGCAGGGATAGTTGATGGTAATGGTGGATCAGCACCAGATCAAATTAATATATTTAAATCACTTTGTGTTAAACCGATTCAACAGATAGAAGCATCTAGAATTAATAGAAAGATTATAAAACAATTATTTATTGGTGTAAAATTAACATTTAAATTTAATCCTGTCGATTCACTTGATGCAGGATATGTAGCAGAACTTGATGAAAGAGATTTAAGAAACCAGATAAGAACAGTCAATGAAGTTAGGGCCGCAAGAGGTTTACCGCCTGTAGCATGGGGAGATCAGCCAATTATTCCTTTCTCTGATGCATCAATGGCTCAGCTTCCGGGCAGTGGAAGTAAAGCAACTGGAAACAGTGATGATGCCATAGCTGCTAAAGATAAAGAGATAGAGAGACTTAAAAAGAAGCTTAAAAAGAGTAAAAAGAGTGAAGAATAGGAGGCTGTACATGGCTGATAATTTTGATAAATATATAAAAATAAAACAAAAAGATCAGAAGTTGTTTATAAAGGATTCTTTTAAAACAATCACTATATCAGAAGCTAAGGGTATAAAGGTAATTGTTGGAGTTCTTAAAGATTCGAAAGAAGAAGCAAAGAATATAGTAAGTCCTCAATGCCATCTATTTGATGAAAATAAATGGACTGTTACAAGAGCAAAACAATGGATTGAAAGTGATTCGGAAAAGATTAAAGGTTGGGCAACTGGCAAATTTAAAGAAGCAGCTCCCAACTGGATGATGTATCTATCACCACCATATGCAGAAAGAATTTGGGCATACAGTACGCATGTTGTGGTTAAATCAGTAAAACTAAAGAAACATCTTAATGAACTTATATGGTTGTGTTCCGATAAGGTTTATGGAATATATTATCTTTGTGCTCCAACAGCATACTCACTAGATGATTTTGACAATATCCACTGGAAACATGGTATTTCTATAGAAGAAAGAGTAAGATGGTGGCCGAAGGCTGATGTGCTATATGTTTATGATGTATGGCAGTTCATAAGATTTGATGATCCAATGAAATATAGAAAGCCAAAAGGTTTTCAAATGTTTAAAGAAGGAAATCCATCATTCATCAAGGACCCAGATAATCCAGTACAGCAAGTTAAGATGAATATAACAGAAGATATTAAATCATTAGAGATTCCAGATGTTTTATATAACCATAAAATCATTCATAGTATAGCAAAAAGAATGACCGAAGGAGAATCGGTACTTGATTCAGAAGGTGTTGAAATAAGTTATGAAGATTTAATGGGAGTCCACAAGACTCTAGCTGAAAGAATGGGTGCTGAAGGATATATCCATGAATCAGATATAGATGCTGATGTTTCTACTGATGATGTAGAAGATAATGAAAAAGAAAGCAAAGAGACAGAGGATGATGATCCAGCAAATGATATTGTCTTCTTTGATATTATTCCAGACTAAGGAGGTAGCAAATGGCAGACAAATTTAAGGCTGTGACATTCAAATTCCCTGTTGACATTGTTAAAAAATATACAGAAAAAAGTGGCGACAGAGTTATCGAAGGTTACTGTGTTACCAACGATCTTGATTTAGCTGGTGATGTTATCACAGATGATGCTATGAAAGGTGCTGAAAAGGATTTAGAAACAAATTCTACGGTATTATACAATCACGATCTAGACAGACCTATAGGTAAGGTTGTAAAATCAAAACTTGACAAGAAAGGATTGTATATCAAAATTGTCATTTCCAAGTCAGAAGATTGTGAACCTATATGGGAGAAAGTTGAAGAAGAAATAATCAATAAGTTTTCTGTAAGATTAAGGGTACTTGAAAAGAAAGAGGAATTCGTAGCAGCAGTAAAGAGGACAGTAAATTTCATTAAAAAAATGATGTTGCTTGAGGTGTCTTTGGTGACAGTACCAATGAATCCTGAGGCCAAATCTATTGGTTGGTATATAGCCAAATCACTGGAAATCGCAGATAATGGAGGAGAAGTAGAAATGAAAGAAAACAAAGAGGCAAAGAAAGCAACAGAAAAAGTAGTGGAAGAAAAGAAAGAAATAGACGTAGCTGCCGCAACAGAGAAAGTTGATGAAAAGGTAGAAGAGAAGAAAGAAGAAGTTGTGGTAGAAGCAAAACCGGAAGAAAAAGTTGAAGAGAAAGTAGAGGAAAAAAAAGAAGAGGTGGTTGTAGAAGCCAAACCAGAAGAAAAGGTAGAGGAAAAGAAAGAGGAAGTAGTTCCAGTAGTAGAAAAAACTGAAGAAGTTGTAGAAGAGAAGGTTGAAGTAAAACCCGAAGAGAAAGCTGAAGAAGTGGTTGTAGAAAAACCAGTTGAAGCAGCTCCTGAAGCAACTAAAACAGAAGCAAAACCTGAAGAAAAGAAAGAAGAACCTAAAACAGAAGTAACTGAAGAAAAAGAAACTACTTCTAAAAGTGCTGAACTTATAATTGACATTCTTAAAAAATCACTTAAAACCACAGCAAATGAAGATGAAAGAAAGACTATCACTGATGTTATAGAAACACTTGAACCAGCCAAAAAGGTTGAAGAGAAAGTGGTAGAAAAGAAAATTGAAGAAAAAGAAACTACAGTCGAAGATGAAAAGAAATCAATGACTGATATTTTAAAGGAAATGAGGGAAGAGACAAAAACTCGTTTAGACAAAATCGAAGAGAGTTTTAGTCCTGCCAGCATTAAGGGTATTGTTGAAGATGTTATAAGCGAAATACCCGGTATTAACGGAACTAGAAAAGGAGTTACCGTAGATACGGAAGCCGACAAGAAGAAATCAGAGGAAGAGGCACAAAAGCTATATGATGCCCTGCCACTAGATGTCAGAATGAAGGCAGCAATAACGCTTCAAGAAGAAAAAAATAAGTAAGCCCGAAAGTGCTTAAATTTAAAAATTAAAAGGAGAAAAAATGATTGATATTCAAAAAGCTTTAACGACAGCAGAAGGAACTGGGACAATTATCCCAGAAAGATTAGATCCAATGCTGCAGGAACTCGCCAATAAGAGTCTTATGATCAGAAAAGCCATAAAGGCTATTCCTTGGTCAACTAACGCATTCCAATGGAATGTAAGATCAGCACTAACTAGTGCAGGGTTCTACAATGAGTCAGATACCTTCTCAAGCAGTAACTCAACGTATGTAAGACGGACGCAAACAATAGAGATGATGAAAGCCGAAGGTCAGGTTTCTAATCTTCTACAAGAAACGTCTGGTGGATACATCGATGCTTTACAGTCAGAAATTGAAGGAGCTGTAGAGTCACTGATGCAAGCAGAGGAAAGAGCGTTAATTATGGGTAACTATAATGCAACGTATACCGATACTGATAGTTTTGATGGTCTTGCAACACAGATCACTCAAACACAGGATGCCCTTGGAAATTCCATTGGTTCAGTCGCTGGTTTAAACGCCATAGACGAAGCCATTAGAACAATTCAGGCAGTCGGTGGAAAACCTGATCTTATTATCGTTTCAACAAGAGATCAGATGAAGCTGAACCAATATATGAGAAGTTTAATGACATATAATTGGATGCAGATGAATCAGAAGTTAGGGACAGTAGTGCCTACTTATATGAACATTCCTATAATTCAGTCACAGTTTGTTCCTACTAACCTAGCATTTGGTACGACTCCTGCTACAGACAATTCTATCGCACTGGTACTTGATACCTCTGCCATAGTAATTCCTAGAGTAAGAGACGTAAGCTATGAAAGGGTAGCCACATCGGTTGACGGTATTGCATTTAGAGTTAAGCTGTATGAGACTCTTGCTGTAAAAGCCGCAGAGAAACAGGTTGTTGTTACAAACTTAGGCTAA